TAGGTGTATGCGTTATTGATTGAAAAATCATCCCCGAACACACACTCACCGACTTCACGTTCGATAGATTCTATGTAAAGTCTGGCTAGTTCGTGACGGTCTGATTCTGAGAGTAAATCTATGGATAATTCGTAGTTTTCGCCGGTAAATCTGGCGTATAAAGATACGAGATCGTAGGCGTAATTTTGCAGGCTCGTTTCATGATTCACAGTCAATCCTTGACTAAAATTTGAACCCAAATCAAATGGGTTATTATAAGACGCTTGATTTTGTACGTTAAAATATACTAAACTTTTTATGTTCATGTTGATTTTCCTATGCTAGTGGGGGAATTAGTGAATCCCGAGTTACCGAGGTATCGACGCCTTGGTAACTCAAATATGTATGCTACTATAGTTTCATGTTGTAGTCAATTTATTCTCTATATTTTTTATATGTTTTTGCAAACACCCTACGATAATAGTATTTAACGAAACCTGCGTATGATAGCTTTCCTCACGTAATATAGACCAAACTTCTGGCGGTAACCTCAAATATAGATTTTTTGTTTCTTTCATTTTCATACCCCTTTTATCTTGTGTTTTTTAGTGAGACTATAGTATCATTGAAGATAATATGAGTCAACAGAATATTTCGGATTTAGTAAATTTAATTACGTTTAATTACGTTTAATTTTTTTTATTATTGTGCGGTTGATCGAGACAGGGGGGGAAAGTTAGGGCATAATGTTTGAAAGTGTTGTGAAAGGGACATCATGTCCCATCACATACTTGAAGTCGTGAACGAATATTCTCCAGCCAAGTTGACTATTCATTCTTTTGTAACCGGATGCCAAGATTGGCGATACAACGGCAAGTGCATCCACACTCAAGGCAATTATATATGAGCATCGTAAAAAATACACCTAATTTTTTAAAACATTCTGATAAGGGCTGGACTACAGTCCTAAATTCCACCATAGAATCCATCAAAGACCCTGCAACACTTGGTATTTATATCTACCTGTCATCCAAATCTGAAAACTGGGAAATATCCATTACAAACTTAAAAAACAGGTTTGATCGAGGAGGCGATTTCATCAAAGCCAGATTAGCTGAATTGAAGAAAATAGGCCTATTAAAAAGTGTTGCTATCAAAAACGAAAAAGGGCAGATAAGCCACTGGGAATCTATATTATTCAATGTTCCTCAGGCGGTGGATTCTAAGTCTATTGAGAGTAAAAACCAGAAGGGGGAAAATCCACCTTGTGGTGAAAGCACCCACCTGGTGGATCCACCTACAACGAAAGAAAGATTAAAAAAAATAAAAGATATAAATCTTTTAAACCCCTATGTCGATTTGCAATCGACGGAGGACGAAAACGAAAAATTATTTGATGATTGGTACAAGATATACCCCAACAAACAAAAACCCCATGTCGCCAGGAAAGCCTTTCATAAGCTCAATCCCACGATAGAGTTTGTTGAGATGCTCATAGACGATGTTAACAAGCGAATTAAAAACAACTGGCTCGGAAGAGATAAAAGCAAAATCCCCCATCCATCAACGTATCTAAACCAGCGTGAATGGGAGGGCGAGATATATACACCCGCAAGCCAAGACAGGACTGTCTATACAAAAACGCCCAGTGGCACTGATAAATTCAACGAGATGATGAGACAAGCACAGAGAAAGCACGGGGTGACTTATGACCACGTTTGATAAAAACCCACTAACCCCAGTAACCTATCTCACCCAAGCTGTTACCCAGGAATTTGTTACCAAGCTCTTCTCAAGATTCGCGAGCAAGTACGGAAAGCTGTGGACTACAAGACTGGGAGATGATCCAGATTGGATTGGATGCCTAGAAGATTGGACAGAAGAACTCAGCAAATTTACCGTAGCACAAGCAACTCAAGCGCGTGAAAAATGTTTTTTGATTTACAAAGACTTCCCCCCAACACAACCACAGTTCATCGAGCTATGCCGGAAAGCGTCAGGTATTCCAGACGAAGACGAAATCATACGCCTAATAGTAAACCGCGACTTTTCTCACCCAATTGTAAAAATGGTTTACGATAAGATCGGAAGTTGGACTATAAAGAACGGGAAACATGAAGAAGTCAAAGCAAAAACGCGGGAATGTTATGCGCATTGTGTAGTTGATTTTGAAGTTAATCCTCACGATCACTGGAAACGCCTACAGCAATTTCAGGACGATAAGCTACAGGAACTCCCAGCGCCCGAAAAAAACCTCACAAAAGGGGAGTCCAAGGCATTCCGCGATTGTATGAACGAATGCCAACGAATACTACAAGACAAAAAAATAGTCTCCGAGGGAAAAACATATCGTGAGTTCGACGAGAGTAAGATATCTCCGAGTCACAGGGACTTTGACAAAAATGTTTATGACGAGTTCCGAGAATATCTCTTATCCATACCTGAAACGGATACTATGATCCTCCCACCGAACTACGCGCACCGCAGAATGCGTTTTTTAGCCATGAAAGAGCAATCTTCTATACCTAGGAGCCCTAACCCACAGGGGTCTTGTAGCTCTTCAAATAAGGGCACTAGAGAGCCTTTTAAGGTATATAAAAATTATACAGGAGATTAGCTTGAATCGTGGGATATGGATAGCAAGAAAAAATTACTTACACTCCCTGATTAAAAATGTTTCAGAATATTACAGCGGAGATTCTGATGAATTTTTAACCAGCGTCTTTGAAGAAACCTTGCAAGACAATCCGAGTGATGAGATAGAGAGGGCAATTGAATGCTACGAAAAAGTGACGCAACACTTAAAGTTTGTAGGAAAACGAAACCACAGTTAGCCACGGAATTTCAAGAGCAAGCAGCACTTGTAAAATGGCTTAGTATGCATCCAACGCTCAAAGACTTTTATTGTAAAATTCCAAATGACGGATTGAGGACACCTATCACTGGGAGACTAATGCAGTTAACTGGGTTAAGGAAGGGTGCCGGCGACCTGCTCATTTATTATCCAAATAGTAGATATCATGGTCTATGGATAGAGATGAAGCGGAATAAAAAATACACAGCGTCTGAAAGAAGAACGGAAACGTGGGTAGCGCAAGAAAAATTCCAAAATATTGTGAAATCAGTTGGATACGCGCATTTTTTCTGTTATGGTTGGGAAGATGCTAAAAACGTCATTGAAGCTTATCTCCTCAATGGCTTTTAGCGTTGTTAAGTCCTTATGTAAAATGTAGTGGTATCCGCCCCTTGCCGAGAGGGGCGGGTATTTATTTGTAATTATTCAAACAAATTAAACTCGCATTCTTCAAAGTCGCAAAATACATTGCCGTCCACTTGTATTGTAAGGTTTGATTTATCTTCATAGACAAACAAAAATGCGTCTACTTTTTGTTGATAAAAAACTTGGTCGGCCTTTTGTGAATGCAGGTTTGCAAGATAAATTGCATCTAGTATTTTTGTCACTTTAGAATCAATTATAAGCTTGATTATTTTTCTTGATATTGTGTCTCTTGTTTCGTCTATTTTCTCAGAAGTTCCGACTACAAATCTTGATGTATTATCTGCATTGCTGTTAAGATGTTCTGCTAGCGCGTGTATTTGTTCGAGACTTCCGTTTTGATCTCTTTCATACTCCCCGTAGTTTATTATTTCACCAGATTGTCTTATCTCCAATATCTCATACTTCATTTTCTTATCTCCGAGTTTTTTATTATTATGTCCCAATAAGGCCTGGGACTAACGACCATAGATTTTGCAATAATCTTGCGGCGTGGGCGTGCTTTCCATCAGAGCTTGATAAACCATGAACAAGTCATCAGTATTCTTGATATCTGAGCATAGATAGTGTATCTCCATAAATTCCTTATCTTCGACTGATAGATTTTCAATCCATTTTTCATCGAGCTTGATAATTTTCTCGATTAGTTCATCAGATCCTTCGCCATAAATTGCCAGTTCATTGCGGGTAGCGTTGTTTTCCTCAGAGTAATAATCATTATCCCTTTGCCAATTAATTTCGTATTCGCGATCATTTATCTTCAATTTGCCATAGACTTCAAGTCTATAGTAATTGTACGGAAGAATCGCAGAATCCCCATCAATTCTTGCGTTTTCATGATAATGAATACTGTCAGTAATTTGTATTTCTAGTTTCATGCTTATTTACTCCAATTTTAATTAAATTCTACCTGTTCGGCAGTCAAATTTAGGTGTGTTTAGCTCTTAGTAAATCTGATATTGATAATCATTGTCACTATACACGAGCCCATCAGTCCCAATTTTCAACTCTGACTCGTCGATATATGTAAACGTGAATGTAGCTATTCTGTCGTCAAGAAAATTTTCATCTTGACTCACTCCGTCATTGGCCATAAATATTGCGTCTAAAATAGAATGTACCTGCCATTCGCGCATTTCGTAAACTTTCTGTTGTGCCATGTTCATGATTGTTTCCATCCCCAAGATAAAGTATTTTTATGAGCGTTCATGCTGATAGTTTCACCGCTTAGAAAGTAAATCCTATACATGTTTTCACCCTCTTTCACTGCGAGTACATTTTTACCGTGTAATTGGTGCAACGGCTGCAGTGTAGATGGTTGATTAATCCACATGCGCTCAATTTTAACTGTCATAATTACCCCTTAATAAATCTGATACAGCACAAGGCCGGTTTTCGGGTCAAAGTTAACCACTTCTGTCTGATCTTCTAGTTCCTCAAGAGATTCTAAGTTGTACTCTTTTAATACAGTTATAAGTTGTTCTTCTGCATATTCAGAGCAAAGCGCTATTACATCCAGCTCCATTTCTTCTCCTAGGCTTTCTTCTAAATCCGACAGATACCTGTACAGGTATTCTAATCCCTTGTAAGAAAAGTTTTCCTTCCTGTCCATGTGTATGAAAGCGTCTCTGAATTTGGATAATTCTACTGTTGTGTACATGTTATTGTCCCCCGTTGATGATTAATTATTATACTACGTACGTTTTAGACTTGCTCACTAAGCGCTTGTTATACGGGCAATAGTAGCTCGTTGATATGAATAGCGTCTTGATTGGCAGTCCGCTGGTTAAATACTTTCTGAATCTGATGCGGTTTATTAGTCTTAGTAGTGTGTTCATATTATTGTCCTCACATTATCGGGCGCTTTATTCCGAAAAATAGTTTATTAAAATCTATTTTATCCACGTGACCAGTCGTTTTGTTCTTAATGACGGAGTCAAAGAAACCCAATTCAAATGAATGGTCTTTTTTGAAATCACTCAATAACTCCCAAAAATGATCACCATGTCTGTGGATGGAATAATTTGCATTTATTGACTTCGCTATTAATTCATATTTCATCTTCTGTGCTCTCACGTTGTTTGTTGTTGATGAAGCTATAGTATCATAGTCGCAGATTAAGTCAACAGTTATGTTAAAATTATTTTAATTATTTTTTGTGCGTGCTAAGATTTATACATTAATAGTGACTAAGGATGGATATGACTATACTAAGCTCGTTTTTAACGCATCATATATTATCTATGCTAGAGCAAGCGCTCGTTGAGCATGAACCAGCGTTGCAGGCGGCTTTTCTTCGTGAGATGCAGACGCTATTTGCGAAGGGTCAGCAATGGATTAATAACAAACTAGACGAGCGTGTTAAATGATTACTGTAAAATGTCCAGAGTGTCGCGGTGGACGCACTATCACAGGTATGGGCGGCATGACGCGTGATTGTGATCACTGCAAAGGTGTAGGTCATGTGTGCGTTACAAAAGATGAGTTTGTAAGTAAATTGAGTGATAACAAGCCCGCTAGGGGCAAAACAAAGAGGGCGTGAAAATGGCTACTAAGCCTACAGGTAATCCGAATGGCAGGCCAAGCACTTACAATACAGAGATTGCGGCAAAAATTTGCTATTTAATCGGGTCTAGTCATTTTGGATTAGAGAAGATTTGCAAGATAAATCCTGACATTCCGCCCCCTTCAACTATACGCAGATGGATATACGAAATCCCCGACTTTCGAACTAAATACGAAGAAGCCTATCAAAAGCAAGCGGCTCACTTATTCCAAGGAGCAATCGAAGAGCTCGAGGAATTGCAAGAGTGTACATATATTAACCCGAACACGGGTGCTCAAGAAATAAACAGCGGGATGGTAGCATTTAAGAAAGCATTGTCAGATCGCAAAGCAAAACACGCTGCAATTTTGAGCAAGAAATTCCGCATACCGAAAGATGAAGATCCTGACAACAAAGACGAAACTTTTGCTAAACTTAAGCCGATTATTGATGACTACAACAAAGCCAACTCGAGCGATGTGTGAATGGGTATATTTAGCAAAGCTGATGACGAGCAAATCTCATATTTTGATTTACAAAAAGCACAAAAAGATGCGCTGATTACAGAGCAAAGTATACCAGTAAACTTCCTCCCTCCGCCAGTTGAAGGGGCTTTATACACAGAGCCAAACGGTAATAAATACATTTATAGTAATTGCCATTGGCATATAATTGTCAAATAAATAACAAATGAATGATAACGACAAAGCCGCGCTTATATCAGATTTACAATCATCTTTCTTCACTTACATTCGCGTATTCTATCCGCTTCTAACCGGACGCGACTTCATAATCAGCAACCCTCTAGGACGCGAATCACACATAATCACAGTATGTCGAGAGCTAGTTAAGTGTTCAACTTTGCAATCTTTGCGCACAATTATCAATATTCCCCCAGGTCACGGCAAGAGCACAATGCTAGCTTTTTGGATATCCTGGTGCATGGCACGCTATCCTGACAGCAGGTTTTTATATATCAGCTACGCGCAAACACTAGCGGCAACGCATACAGATACCGTTAGGCGCATAATGATGATGCGGGAGTACAAGGAATTATTCGGCGTTGAACTCAGAGCAGACAGCAAAGCCAAAGACTTTTTCCAAACAACAGCAGGAGGCGCAGTTGGCGCTTTTGGTAGTAGTGGGGCAATTACTGGGCGAGATGCTGGGCTTCCTGGACTCGATAGATTTTCAGGAGCACTCATACTTGACGATCCACATAAGCCTGACGAGGTATTCAGTGATACGGTACGTGAGAAGGTTATCCAAAACTACCGAGACACTATACAACAACGCGCACGTGGCATAAACGTGCCATTCATACTCATAGGCCAACGCTTGCATGAAGCCGACCTATGCGACTACTTACTACGCGGTGAAGATGGACACAACTGGCACAGAGTAATACTTAAATCTATAGACGAATCTGGTAATGCGCTATATCCCGAGGCTTTCCCTCTATCAATGCTACGTATAAGGCAAGAACGTGACGTTTACGTATTTTCCGCACAACATCAACAAGAACCACAACCGGCAGGAGGAGCCGTATTCAAAGCTGACTGGTTCCCAATTTTGGATACAGAGCCAAATATCTTGCAAACGTTTATCACAGGCGATACAGCAGAGACAGACAAAGAGTATAACGACGCGACAGTGTTTAGTTTTTGGGGTATTTACGAGATAGAAATATTCGGCAAAAAGACGGGCGAGCTAGGCCTCCATTGGTTAGATTGTTTAGAGCTACGCATAGAACCGAAAGACCTAAAAGAATCTTTCCTGGACTTCTTGGCTGACTGTATGAGACATAAAGTACCGCCCATGATAGCCGCAATTGAGAAAAAATCGACAGGAACTACACTTATTTCAACGCTTAAAGACATTCAAGGCATACAAATTAGGGATATAAATCGTAATAGGGGGAGCGGTTCAAAGACGCAAAGATTCCTTGAGTGCCAGCCCTATGTCGCATCTAAGCGCATATCATTTACACGAGATGCAAGGCATATAGAGCGCTGTATAAATCATATGACTAAGATTACAGCAAACGACAGTCACAGACATGACGATATAGCAGATACACTCGCCGATGCAATTAAGATGGCGTTAATTAGTAAAACATTGAGCTACAATGTAAAACATAAAGATGAGGTAGCATCTAAAATTATGCGTAGCTCACGAGAATATGCAGAAGCCAGAAATAAATTATATGTGGGGTAAAATATGAAATGGTACTCAACTAAAGAACACACGCCTTTGTTATCTGCGTGTTGCGTATTGCTAGCAGTTTATAGCAAAAATTCAGGAAACATTTATCTTGAGTTGGGCGAGTGGAATAGCGGATGGAAAGAGTGGGAGAATAAAGAAGATATAGAAAATGAAATTTTTAAAGTAACCCACTTTTGCTATCCTGACCCCATCCCTGAAGTTTATGACATGTTAGTTGAGGAAGCAGATAAAAATGAATGATGAAGTTAAGGCATTAAAAGAAAAGATAAAGAAGAAAAATGAGACAATAAAGAGGCTTAATAAATTAGTAAAATACCACAAAGAAAATAACTATATGTACGAAGATTGGTATAATAATGCCCGCAAAAAAATCAGTCTATATGAAAATTTAATGCCTGATAAATTTTATAAAATCACATATCAAATGTGGAAGGAGGGACAAGTGGTGTCAAGCAACACAGCATTGTATAACGCACCTCACTATAGTTTTGCTATAAGTAAATTAAGGCAGGAAGCATTGAATAAAGAAATGGCATTTAAATTAGTAGATATACTAGAAGTGGCTTCATAATCAACAGTAGGTTACAATCTATAACCTACTCTATAATTTAAAGTACGCAGCTTAAAAGGATTTTAAGCAATGAGCACAAAGGACTATAAAGAGCAACAAGACGAGTTATATCGACTCTGTAAATCAGTAGAAACAGCATATATCTATTTCAAAGACAACTGCCAACGCTTCCGCGACTTCAAGACCTACACATTTAGAGAAACCCTCAACGAACAACAAAAGGGTATGCTTACATCCCTAAATCGTCCACAGCTAGAATTTAATTTAGGCGCCGCTTCAGTCTCTAGGAAGCTTGGCGAATTCTCTATGCATGAACCATCAATCACAATATCTGCAAGCGAAGGAAACCCCGTTGGCACGGACGTAATCGACACAGTAGAAGGCAACATCCGCCATAAGATACATGATGCCAATAAGAACTCCTTCAGCAACGAAATCTACAAAGACATGTTAGGTGGTGGCTTTTCAGCAGCAAAGGTATTTACAGACTATCAAAGCCCTATGAGCCTTAATCAGGATATATTTTGGGAAAAATGCTTTGATGCGACACTTGTGGGCTTTGACCCACTAGCACGTAGTTCGCACAAAGGGGATGGTCAATTCTCATTCGAGATGTATCCCGTGATAGCTGAAGACCTACAAAAGCAATTCCCGAAGGTAAAGCTATCACTAAAAGCTGACAGCACTTATATAGAATCATACCAGTGGTCATACAAGGACATGTACGACCGATACATAATACTAGTATGTGATTTCTATGAGAAAAAGAAGAAGCGTAAAAAGATAGTCAAAATAGCAGACGGGCGCGTCATGACTATTAGGCAATATGAAAAGATGCAAAAGTACTGGGAAGATAACCAAATCATTGAGCAAATCCCCGAGATAGTAGCTTCACGAATGACAGTCATTGATGTAATCTGCAACTGGAAATTTATAAAGGATGAAATACTCGAATATACGGAAACGGACTATAGCTACTTACCACATGTTTTCTTTGACGGTAACAGTGACATCTTATGCAAAGGTCATACAAATACTAGCTACCAATTCACAAAGCCATACTATTACCACGCCAAGGGCGCCCAGGATATGATGAACTTTATGGGTATAGCTATCACTAATAGCACGGATAACCTTAGTGCAAGCAAATTCATCGTAATGGAAGAAGCAATACCACAGCAACAAGACTATATAGACGCTATCACAAATCCACAGCGCGCTAACACAATCGTAGTTAGAGCATATAGTGAAAATAACCCTGATAAACCTATACCTACACCTATACGCGAGGTTCAATATCCAGCATTGCCGCCTGAGGTTATGGCTACATTTAACCAGTCTATACAGTTTATACAAGCTATCCTTGGAAGTGGTGCGTCAAATCCTGAGAACGCACAAGACTATATATCAGGGAAGGCGATTATAGAGGCGTCTAACGCTGATAATGCCGCCGGCATGCCATACACTATAGGATATCTCGCAGGGCTTGAGCAAATGGCTCGTATACACGTAGATTTAATGCCTAAATATCTACTAGGGCGGCGCACCATCCCTGTCGTTAATCGTGAAGGGGACAGGGTTTACCAGGACATTAACGTACCTGGTAAACCTTCAATCAACTATGAACAGGGCGCTATCAAAGTACAGATTAATGCAGGTGTGAACTTCCAGGTAGAAAAGAATAAAGCATTACAATCCATCATAGGGTTAACACAGTCTAATCCTAAACTAGCTGAATTTTTTGCAAGTGACATGGGCTTACCCATACTACTCGACAATCTGACTATCTACGGTGCTGATAGACTCAAAGATGCAGCAGGTAAATGGATGCAACAGCAACAAAAAGAAAAACAGCAGGCTATGCAAATGCAGCAAAAAATGATGATGCAAGACCCACGCATGATTAAAGCCCAGGCGGATGTGAAAAAAGTACAATTAGAAGAACAAGAATTGCAGATGAAAGACCAACAACAACAGTTTGAACGCGAAGTAAAAATAGCCGAGTTAGGAGCACAATTAGCGCTCGAACAAGAAAAAGTTCAAAATGAAGCAATACTTGTGCAGCACGAAGCCGAACAATCAGAAATATCAGCCGCAGTACAACGCGAAAAGGCACACGCTGAGATTGTGTCTCATAGTCTTGATGCTGTGGCAAAATTAGCCTCCATTGAACATAAAAAGAAAATGGATGAACATGAATCAATACGAAAATCCGTAGAATTACATCATAGAATTAGAGGTGAGAAAAAAGAAGATGGAAATAGTTAAAATCATAATATTATCAATTGCAGTTGCGGCATTAATAGAGACTATAGATTATAGTATTGATACATTGAATAACACGCAAGATGCGTGTGTTTAAAGACTTTTTATTGCAAGGAGCGCATATGACAAGCAAATACAAGATAACAGCGAATGATCTTGACGCCAAAGGAGGCGTTGAGCGCCTAGAGGCTTTAGGCCATGATAGGGTGTCTATACATGATGCTATGTTTAAGATTACAGATGGCATTAATAACAAAGATCGAACAGAGTTAATGACAAAGTTCTATAAACGCAATCTTGAGACACGTTATGGGAAGCCAACAAGATGGATATAAGAAAGGAGATAATGGCAACCTACTTGGGTACATTACGGGCTATTATGGATCTGATTGACTCTATGTCTAATCCTAGCATTAAGAAGCTACGTGAACTTATAGAACTAGAGATACAAGGATTTAAAGCGCCTAAAAAGAAAGAGGAACCTACCCTATGAGTAAGGATAAATGGATTAGCAAAGCTATAAAACATCCTGGCGCGCTTCATAAAAGCTTAGGCGTGCCTGAAGGCGAAAAAATACCTGCTAAGAAGCTTAAGAAGGCCGAGCATAGCAAGAACCCATTAACCCGTAAGCGAGCAAATTTAGCCGCTACCTTAAAGGGTCTTAGGAAGTGAATACATTTGAGCTTAGGGCGGTTAAGTCAAACTTATACCCAGATACAATAGTGATTTCATTATTATCGCATGGGGATGCGTTTAATTTTTACACTAAGTTATGTTATAAAGAAAACGAGAAAGACAAGGAAAAATACTCTATAACGCTAGGCTTAGATAATGCTATAGAACTTATGGAATTCCTAGAATCAACATTCCCAGAATTGAAAAAGAAGGAACCGGAAAATGAACAAGGATAGCGCACGGCGACCGAGGGTTAGGGGGCAATTCACAAGTTACAGAAATTATCGCATTGACAAGATAAATGAAGAACTTGAAAGAAATCGCTCTAAAAATCCAAAGCAAGAGCTAAAAACATATAACCCTTGCAACATAGGACATAATTTCCAATTTGATGATAACGATTACAGATAGGAGATACAAATGCGTGATAAGCCTAAAAGTGGCATGAAGAGAAAGCAAGTTAAGAAGCATCCTGATATTAGGGACGATAAGAAGCTTGTTAAGGGTATGGTTAAAGAGAAGTGCCTTAAATAGGGGGATACAATGCCATTTAAATCTAAGGCGCAGGCCAAATATTTGTTCGCAAATGAACCTGAGGTTGCAAAAGAGTTTGCATCAAAGACAAAAAGCATTAAGAAATTACCAGAGCATGTTAAACCTAAGAAGAAAAAATAAGGAGATCATAATGGGTTACCAAAGTATGGGTGATAAGCCACGTAAAATGGTAGATAAGGAACGTGCACCTGGGGGCAAGACTATAAAGCGCAAAGACATGCCTATCGTTGACCCGCTTACGGCTGGAAAACGTGAAGCCGTTCACGAGCGCACACGTAAGAAGACGCCACAGCCTGAAGATAGGGCTTACAAGGCTAAAATGCGTAAGGATAAGAATCAGTGATAAAGTGGCTTATAGGAAAATCATTTAAGGTTTTATTTAAAGAAATTAATGATAAAGTAGACTGGGTGTGTTGTTCATATAAAATTTTGGGGAGAAAATTTATTGATTACGAGGCATTGAGAAAGGAGACTAATGCGCTTTCTGGAAAAGTAAAAATTCTTGAAGAACAACATGAAATAATGCACAATTTTCTAGTTGAAATAAACAAGTACCTAGTGAAATTAACGGATGAAAATCAAAAGGGGAAAAAAATGGGTTATCAAAGCATGGGCGATAAGTTTGGCTCTAAGCGTTCTAGCAAATCTGAAAATAATGAAGGACGTGTTGAAAAAAGAGCTGAAAAAGACCTTAAAGACAAAAAGTACAAAAACCAATATAAAGAACAAAAAGGTATGAAGTAATCCACCTATTAGCATTCAATAAGGATATTGAAATGGCACACCATAAAGAACACCACGAAGAACACAAACATAAAGCCCATCATGAAATGCATAAGCATCACAAAGAAATGATGAGACATCATGAACGCGAATTAAAGCATCATGAGAAAGAAATGCATAAACACATGGGTAAGAAAGACGGCATGAAAAAAGACTGTAAATAAGTTAACACATTCTTGATATTGCTATATTTTATGAACTACCTTAGTATTAAAGATATACATAACGTCGCCAAACGCGAACCTGGCCGAAACTTTACACGTAATGTAATGATTTTTTCACGGTGACACCGCTAATTTCAGTCGATAAAGAGGATTTATGACAGAAGAATTGGAAGCCCTAGAACAGGAAGTTGTGCCTGTTGCAGATACTGCGCCTGTAGCGGAAGAGCCAAAGAAAACGTTTACAAGTGAAACGGTAAAGAAAGTGGTGGAACGCGAAAAGGCAAAAGCATTTGAACGAGGCAAAAGAGAGGCTTTAATGGAATTACAGCAGAATCAAATGGACGCGAACGAGAATCCTCAGGCTCCCCAGGAACAAGCATCGAATGTTGGGATGGGAGGAATGAGACAAATGTCTCAAGCAGATATTGAGCGCATGATTTCAGAAAGAGCACCCTTAGCGCTTCAGCAACACGTACAGGACTTGCAGCAAAAACAAATGGTAAATACGTTTGTTCAAAAGATGCAATTAGCCGAATCCGAGCACCCTGGCCTAGAGGCCGAGCTTAATAACTTAAACTATAACGACCCACGTATGCACTCTTTCATCGCTATGGCGAACCAGTTAGAGAATACAGGGGCTATAATGAAAGAAGTGATAGACAATCCTACTAAAATGGAACATCTCTTGAATATGGCTCACAATCAGCCTTATCAAGCACAGAAGGCATTAAAAAGTTTAAGTGATTCTATTAAGACCAATCAATCCGCTAAAGCTGAAGAAGCACAAGCGCGTGATCCAATGTCACAAATTAAATCCTCGACAACATCTGGCAACGTTGAGAAAAGCCAGCATGATATGTCATCCGAGGAATTAAGGCGTTTATTAGTAAGAAAATTTAAATAACCTCAAATGATAGTCATGCAGCTTTTCTCCAAAGAATTTATTCACATGGAGAGGAATACTCATGGCTACTACACCGGTCAATATTTTACAGAATGTACAACTCTATATCAAATCTGAGCTTGCATGGCTCGATAACGAATATTGGGGTATATCAAATGCTAACAAATCACTAGAAGAATTTAACGAGCGCCCTGGAAATTTAGGTGACGTTATAACTTTCGACTGTACACCACGTTATATTTCCTATGATGGTCTTGTAATTACCGAGCAACCATCAGTTCAACGTTTACAATCTCTTATCTGCTCACAGGCAAAGAACGTGTCCGCTGCCTACACCGATGAACAGTTCATCTTCAATGTTGAGCAGTATATGGACAGATTCGGTATTGCTGCGGCTAAAGAAATTGGCGCAGGCGTTGAATTAGATATCTTGAAGAATATCGTTTCAGGCGTTGTGGGTAACAACCCTAATAGTCCTGAGTTTGGACAGGCTCAAATTAACTCTGGTCCTTTCCGATTTTACGGCGATGGAATCACGCCCATTAATAGCTATCAGCAATTAGCACAAGCTTGGGCAAATTTTACGGCGTTTGGCGCATCAACACATATGAAGCGTGGTGTTATACCGATTGATCTTGTTCCAGCAATCGTAGGAACTGGTTTAAACCAATTTGCACCAGACCGAAACAATGAAATTGCTAAAGCTTGGGAATTGGGTTCATATGCAGGTCTTGACGTTAAATGGGGTGTATCGAATTTACTCCCTATTCACATTTCAGGATTTGTTGGTAATGCTGCTTCTCCTAATAACGTTTTAACTGTTGTTTCTACTAATGATCCAACAGGTGTGAACGTTACACAAATCACCTTTACAGAACCTACGGGCTCAACTGCGGCTAATGCTATTTTGGCGGGTGACCTTCTGGAATTCAACGATGGTGTGCCTGGTAAACCTAACATGCGTTTCTTGACTTTCATAGGCCACACTCCTACACGTTTGCGTGTGCAGTTTAGAGCTATTGCTAATGCGAATTCAGTAGGTGGAACCGTGGTTGTGAATGTACAAACCATTAACAACAGTATTGGTTTAGTCAGTGCGCAAAATCAGAACCAGAACATTAACAATGCTATTCAAGCGGGAATGCAGGCAACCGTTCTTCCTTCTCACCAAGCAGGCTGGATGGATGCTGGTAATAGTTTCTACTTAGCTATGCCGCGCCTTCCTAACCAATCACCTTTCGAAACTGTGTACTTCAAAGACAAAGAGTCTGGTGCTTCACTTCGTCACTATTGGGGTGTTCAATTTGGTAAGGACAATAGGTCATACGTGCGTGACTGTACTTGGGGTTCCACTTTAATAGCGGAAGACTCAATGCGTATGATTTTCCCCCTTTAATGGCCTATTAGACTAATTTTATAAGGAAATATTCATGTCAGAAACATACGATACACAACCTGCGATTCAGTACGGGCAATACCAACCTTACTATATTAATGGTTTAGCGATTAGTAATGATGCCACTACTCCTAATACTATTTTAGATATATCTGCTGGTAGTTGCTTAGATTCGACTGGTAGTTTTCAGTTATCGACCAATACAGCTATGACGATTAATATAGCGATTAATGGATTAGGTGGTCTTGATACGGGAACTATTGCCGCGAGTAAATTATATGCAGTATATGTGGTTTGGGATCCTGTTACATTCCAACCTACAGGATGCATGCTCTCACTATCATACACACAACCATTAATGCCATTTGGCTATAACGCATTTTTGCTAATCGGTTATGTTGCGATTGATGGCAGCAGTCACATCTTAAAGGGCTACTGGACAGCCGGTAACTCATCTATGCGTACATTTACCTATGATGCATTCCAAGCAACAGGGATAACGGCTGGCGCATCAACATCCTATGCGAATGTAGATTTAACTAAATTTGTACCTCTAGTTAATAACACTCCTGTATCTATATTCACTAACTTCTCTGCAAATGCTGCGGCCGATACATTGAGTCTGCAATCAGGAAATGGAACTGGTGATCAGGTAATCATCACAGGCTCTGTTGTTACAGGTACAGCGCATACTACGACTCTGTCTACAGTATTAGCACAAACTGTGGCAATTTCTACTGTCCCATCACCTACTATTAACTATAAGGTTTCTAGTGGTAGTGATGCGGTGGCTATAGACGTAGCAGGTTACACCTGGTTTGTATAACTTCTAGGGAGAGAAGACATGGCAACACCCTATTTAGCTAGTCAGTTAATAGAACGCGCCTATTTTCTCTCCCAAGTTTTAGCCCGAGATTTACAGACCGTATCAGGCTCAATGCAAGATGATGGCCTGTACCTTTTAAATGCACTTCTTGATGTAAAATTCTCTGATTTACAGCTCATCCCCTATTATTCAAATTTTCAGATTACAACTGTCGCAGGACAAGAAAAGTACTTTATTCCAAATTTAGCTGAAGCTGACACAACTACATTCAATATAGGCGATGTACGATTCTCAATGAATGAATTAACGCGCAAAGAATATTTTAGTACCCCACGAGTTGATAATCTTCAAGCACTTCCTTTTAGCTATCGCTATGAGCGTGTATTAGGTGGGGCAAATTTGTTCCTGTACTTTGTTCCAAACCAAGCATATCTCGTAAATATTTGGGGTAAATTTGCGCTTAGTGAAGTGACGCTAGACCAGGATATATCATTGGTCTATGACCTATTCTATGTTGAGTATTTAAGATTCGCTCTCGCAAATTACATCTGTGCGGAATATGGGCAAACGTTTCCAGATGGGGCTAAAGAAAAATTAAAAGAAATTACGAAAAAATTAAAATCTATTTCTCCAGCAGACCTTTCAATAACCAAAAGATCATTTTTCACTACAAATGCTACCTTTGACTGGCAATTTGTAAATTTATCGAGCGGATATTGGCCTTTTTAAACAATTTGTATTTATTTATATCAAGTTTTTATGTTATAATGTTGTTGCAAATCCTAGCCTGACGGGGCGAAAAGTTAAAATCTCATTAACCTGGATTTGTAATTTAAATGAGAACACTAGAGAGGTGTTAAATGCCAAATATAGCTAAGCTATATTGTGAAATTCACAATATAGATAAATTTAAAGATAACAATGATAGAAATGTATGTAGATTATGTCGGTATGAGAAGAGGAAAATTTATACAGAAAGAAATAAAGAAATAATAAGAAAAAAAAATCAAGAATATAATAAGAAAACTCGGAATAAAGCAAAAACATGGCTGGATGAAAACAGAAAAAAAAATCCAGAAAAATATAAAAATTATGCTACTAAATATAATGAAACTAACGCGTATGATAAAGTAACTAAAAGAATAATAAGAAAGTATGGATTAAAATTAGAAGAATACAATCAATTCGTCATTGATTGTAATAATAAATGTAATATTTGTGGACTACAAGAAACTAGAAAGTTTCTAGGTGAAACAAGAAGGTTATGTTTAGACCATGATCATAAAAGTGGAAAAATCAGAGGTTTATTGTGTTTTTCTTGTAATATAGGATTGGGAAAACTTAAGGATAATATAAAAATATTACAAGCTGCAATAGACTATCTAAAGCAGCATGAGGAATAGAGGCGCACAATGAAATCAGATAATTCAACCGCTTTTGGGTGCGCTTAGTCTTACAACAATATCAACATTGCTCACGGTTATTATAGGTTTGGTGCGACATACATAATAAATAATACTAAAGTAATTAAACTATTAACCAAGGATGGTTAAATGGCAGATTCTTCACCCGTACAGCCATTAGCGCCTAAAAACGCACAAGGCATATTTGAAATCCCGCTTGATATCGTGGGCGGTAATACCTATGGAAGATATCCAAAAATCACTGTCGCCCAAACATTCAATATGATGATAACGGATGGATTTCTTGTAGATTATGCAGGGTTTAAATTTGTAGCAAATATAACAAATACACCATCTTCTAGTGGCAGGGGTGCCCACGTCAGTACTGTATTTAATAAAATGTATGTTATTGCTGGTAATAACGTTGTAAGTTTTGATCATAATCTCGTGCCTACCATTGTGGGGATTCTTGCAACAACAACGGGCGAGGTCTACATAGCGGAGAATAATAAAGGGCAGATTGCATTTTCAGATGGCGTTAATATTTATATTTGGGATCAAACATTACTAACCTTTACTATCCCCGTTATAGATTTTATTCCAGGATTTCTAGCATTCCAAAATACCTATTTTATTGCTGCTGCCGTAAATGAGGCGAGATGGCGACTATCAGAGCCAAATAATGGCAATTCCTGGCCTAATCAGGATGCATTTGTTGGTCAATTACAAATTAAACCTGATACCGTACAGGCCGTAGTCCCCATGCCAGGACGCGGCAATATGACATTTGTTTTTGGGAATACAGTGGGCGAACAGTGGACGTTTACGGGAAAGGCCTTATTCCCCTGGTCGCGCAATAACTCTGTGAGTCTTGACTATGGTTGTATAAATCCAGGTTCAATAGCGTATCAAGGCAATTATATTGTTTGGATAGGTATTAGCGAGGAAGCGGGACCTGTCGTTATGTATACTACTGGTGGTGACATAAATGAGGTATCAACAGACGGTATCGACTATCTATTTTCAACACTGACAGCGCCAGAGGATTGTAGCGGATTTTTAGTTAAGATTGACGGCCACTTATTCTATCAGGTAACTTTTAAAACGGATAACCTAACGCTTGCACTAGATTTAAATAATAAGACCTTTTTTACGATTACAGACCAAGAGATGAACTATCATCCTGCCAGGAAAATTGTTTATTTCAATAACACGTATTATTTCGTCAGTTTTAATGACCCAAATCTTTATGCGTTTGGTACACAATTTTCAACATATACCTATCAAGACCGAGTGGAAGAGATTCCTCGCGTTAGGATTTGCTCGCCTATAAGGCTCCCTACTCAGCGGCCATTAATATTTAAAAGCCTAGGATTCACTATTGAGCAAGGGCAACCTAATTTTATCAACGAACAGATTCCTGAATATATGATAACTGAAGTAACTGAAGACTTCATGATAACGGAAACAGGCAATAGGCGCATGATTACAGAGGGTTCACTAAATCCTTTTGTAACAGATACAACTAATATGACTGTATTTCTTGCAGTTTCTCGTGATGGTGGCGAGGCATTTGGTAATAATGTGCCGTTATCTATGAATCTCACGGCTCGCCGTAAATCAAGATTTATATTTCAGAGACTTGGGCGGGCTAATGATTTTACAGCGCGTTTGCAGTTTGTTGGTTTGTCTCGATATGTTGTGGGACCAGGACTTGTTGAGGCTTATTTATGACGATGAATATACCAGATTTAACGGTCAGCAAAGTAGTTGAAGCCGATGGGTATCCGACGCCTGAGGAGTACCAATTTAGGCAGAATTTAATACAATCTTTGCAATCTGTAACTAGTGACGAGGGATTAGTTTCTCCCACGCAATCGGCTAGTAATGTTACAATAATACAGAATACTAAAAATACACAGGGTCAATATAGCTGTCAATTAGGAACTATTCTTTATGTGATAGCAGATCCAAACGATTACACGCAAGACAAGGTCATGATAGCGGTGCGTAATGATAATACCTATCCTAATACGCCACCTATTTTTAAGACCGTTACATTGACCTAAGACATTTTAAAAGGAGTTTAATATGTCATTTTGGGATGAAATAGGCAATTTTTTTATAGGAAAGAATCCTGCCGATGCTGCTAATAAATACTATGAGCAAATACCAGGTGCGGTAAATCCGTACTACCAGCCATATATCAATTCTGGACAGAATGCATTAGGTAAAGTGACGGGTCAATATGACACGCTCATGAACGACCCTAATGCTATGTATAACAAGTTTTCTGAAGGCTACAAGGAATCTCCTGGATATCAAACACGATTAACTGAAGCACTGCGTGGGATTACTAATGCTGAAGCGGCAGGTGGAATGGCAGGTTCGCAAGAGCATCAATCATTATCCGCTCAGAAAGCCTTAGACCTACATGGACAAGATTTTGAGAATTACCTTAATCATGTATTGGGTTTATATGGCACGGGCTTACAAGGCACACAGGGTCTTGAGACACAAGGGTTTGGTGCGTCCACAGGATACGGAGATATTTTAGGCAGTAATTTGGCTCAGCAAGGAGGGGCGGCTTACAACGGACAAGCGGGTCAAAATGCAGCCAGATCACAAATGTTTAAGAATTTTGTAAATATGGCTGCTATGGCTATGGGTGGTCCTGCTGGTGCTGCGGCTGGTGCTTTAGCGGGTCCTATGTCAGGTTCAAGTGTAGCCCCTTGGTCTAATCCAGGTTAGGAGAATAAGCATGGCAATTAATTATCCTAATTTACCAAAACTGAATGCCTCGGATGTGGGTGGATTTGGCGGATTTGACTTAGGTGAGGCCATTAAGTCAGGGCTGGGAAATTATAATCTTTATCAAGAAACTAAGTTTAAGCCGAGGAATCTTGAGAATGAGGCCTATGGAAAAGAGCTTGCGAATAAAATAAATGAGGCAAAGGCTAAATATGCCATGCAGCAAGCTTTGGCTGATTTGCAATACACACAAGCTGGAACAGGTAGTTTAGGTGCACAAGCCGCACTTCATAGAGGGCAATTAAAAATGTTGCCTTATGAGCAGCAATTTAAGATTGCGCAGGCTTTAGAGGCAAGAGCCAAAGCATCAAAAGCTGCTGCAATACAAAATGCATGGGAGAAGGCTTTTGCTGATAGTTCAGGAAACCAGGGTGACCAGGGCAATGGCGGTAATACTTCGTATCAACCAACTACATTTGCAGAACAGTTATTGCGTCCGTCTGAAGCACCTAGTTATCAAAATAGTAATGGGACTCAACAATCTGGAAATAAAAATAGAGCTAACCTACAGGCAGCACTTTTGGGAATTCCAATAAAAACTCAAGTACTTAATGGACAATTAATTACAGAAAATCCACTTTCTGGAATTACATCAACAAAGATTGGTCCTTCTGAATCAGAAACAAAACAATCAGAACAAGACGTAAAGACACGTACAGAACTTGAGGTCAATATTCCTCAGGCCTACCAAGTGCTTACTGACGTGAATAATGCAATAAGAATAGCTGAATCACATCCTCACTGGTTTACAACTCACACGCCTTTTACGGGTCCATTAACTGGAGTTGAGGCGACCAAACGTAAAGTTAACGATCCAGAATTCGGTATTTTAGAGTCAATTTTAGAAGGACTTATTGGTCCCAAAGCCAAAGAGTTATCAGGTTCTAATAAGGTATTGGCAACAGCTTTTGGAATTTCAAGAAACATAAAGCCAACCATTGGAGAAAATCAAAAAAATGCTGTAGGAAAATTACATAAAATAAAAGATGAACTCGAAAGATCTATTAACTTAAATAGTGAAAAATATAATAGTTTAGGTGGCAGGCAGAAATTTTTTGTTCCACAAACAACTTTCAGGAGTAAGTTAGACTTTCATAATTACATGAAAGGATTAACACCTCAGCAGAGGCAATTAGTGAGAAATAGTATATCTAAAAAGAGGCTATGATGAGCTATACACCCAGTGAAGAAGATTTTGATCAATATATGGAAAAACCATCAATGCCTATTGCAGGTTCAGAAACTTCGGCATTAGGTGCGGCATTCAGGGCAGCGGGGCGTGCTCCTTTTTCTTTAGCTGAAACATTAGGTGTGCCTAAAGAAAATCTAGTCTATCCTGAAATGTTTCATGAACAGCCAGGTGATGTACAACATCCAATAGCACAATTTTTTGGAAGCATGGCATTCCCAGGAGGCGCGGCTTTTAAAGCATTGGGTGGTGCGGGTAAGGTAATTCGTGGCGCTGCGGCTATAAAAAACTTATCAAATGCTAAAAATATAGGGCAAGAGGCCGAGGCTGCCGATGAAGCACATTTTGGTTCTGAAGAAGCCATAAATAATCTGCAAAAATTTTTTAAAGATAAATATGGTACAAAAACCCCAAATCTTGAAGGAAAGATAAATGAGGGAATGACAAAAGCATCTGAACTTGAGAGTCAAAACCCATATGACGTTCCACTTCATGAACAATCGCCAACGGACTTGGGCAATAGACTTCCTGGTTCAACAGGTTCAAATCTTGTTCCAAAAGCAGAGGCGCAGGCTGGAGAAAATTCAAAATTAATTTCAGAACTATTAGGTCGTGGCGAACAAAATGATGTTAAATTTCAAGATTTCTTAAATGAAAAAATCTCTAGTCATAAGAGAGCTATTGGACATGGCTATGAAGAAGTGAAAAATGCCTTTAAAAACAAAAATATTGAAATACCTAAATCAAATGATATAAAAAACTTACAAAATGATCTTCTTGAATTAATAAAAAATAATAAAATGGGCACTAAAGAATATAAAAATCTTAGTTCTCAAATATTAGATATATTGGACAATCCATCAAAAACTATATCAGCATCAAAGTTACTAGAACAATTTAGGACACTTGATAAACTTTCTAAACAATCGTATGCCAAAAGTCGTGAGTCCAATATTTCTTTAACAGAAGCACAAAGAACACAATTTGGTGATGAAGGGAAAAGTTACAGAAATCAGGCCGATAAATTAGCTTCTCTAATAGAAAGCAAAGTTGATAAAGAATTTAAAAATAAATTAGCGCCACTTAATGAGCAATGGAGGCAATTTTCATCTATAGAAGAAACACCTATAGGGAGACAACTTTCTAGTTCCCAAGGCATGTCTAGTTCAAATATATTAGAAAGTATGCGTGGATCTGATGAAGGACAGCAGATTCTTAGGGCTTTAACAGAATTTTATCCTGAAGCATCGAGAACGGCTCTAGGACACCTTTATGCTAAAAATCCAGAATCATTATTAAATGCGTCATCTTATGAAAAACCTTTTATTCAAAAAGTAGATAAACTCCCAGAATATATTGAGAAACTTAGATCTTCTAAACAGAATATTCAAACTGCAAAAAGCAAAGAATTACAATTAAAAGAAGAAGCAAAGCGTGTGGAATCTGCTTATAATGAAGATGTAAAGCATGAACAAAATATAAAGAAAGCTCGCGATATTGCTGATAAATTAAAAGAACATGAAAAAGATTTGAAACAACAAAAAGAATTATTGAGAAATAGAGATCTTACTTACAAACAAAAATTAGAAGCAAATGCTAAACTTGATAGTATAAACAAAAATATAGATAGACTAAAAAAAGCTGGAAAAAACATAGGATTTACAGTAATAGGTGCATCGCTTACAGGGGCTACAAAAAAATTGTTTGACTTATTCCGTTAATGAAGGTATTTTCATCAATGTGATTTAATATTAAATAATATTTTTGAGGATTATGTGATGCTTATCTTAATAGGTTTGGCTTTAATTATATGGGCAGACTGGTAACGCTTTCTTGTCATATTATAAATAAAGCGTAGAATGTAGTATTAAAACAGTAAGGACACTGTATGGCAACGTTTAGCAATAATACGATATTAATGCCCCCGCTTCAACAGCAATTGTGGGATAAAACATTAAACGTTCCCCTATCAGGTGGTATAGTAAAGTTCTTCAGAGATGATGCAAGAACTACTCCGAAAATTGTCTATGAACTCGTAGGCTCAGGTCCCGGTAACTACAGCTACGTATCCCTAGGTGCCGAATTAACACTTTCAGGTATTGGCACATACATAGATGAAAACGGTGGCAATATACCCGTATACCTATGGCCATTCACTGGCAACCCTGATGATGTTCCCCCTTCTCAAACCGCACAAAACTACTATATAACTGTTGAAAGCTCTACTGGCGTATTTCAATTTGATATTATTAATTGGCCTGGCGTTGGCAGTGGATCATCTGCCACAATTGATTTTGATACTACTGATAATGTATTGGCAAACACACAATTTGTTGATGTATCATTCCCTCTCAATGCATCACCATCACTCCCTTGGTCATTAAATGTAACAGGCACACAAACTGCAACACCAATTGCACCGGACTGGGATGTAGTTACCACAGGCTCTGGAACACTGTTCCTATATAGGGATGTTGTTGCCGATGATACCTCGGCAGACCCTTCATTAGGCAATCCTGCATATGCTCTCTATATAAATACGACTGGATTTACACAACCTATAATCCTTAGACAAAGAATTTTAAACCCAAGATTGTTTGCAAATAAAAATGTCTCCGCGACTTTTATAATATCATCTCAAGATGCAGGCGCTTATACAGTCAGCATGAATTACACGCCATCAATTACAAGTTCAATACAACAAATTTGTACAGGCACAACCCTATCTTCAGAATTTACACGTATATTTAATATCCTTCCGGTTTTAATAGATGATCCTGGGAGTGGTGCGGGATATGTTGATATAACGCTCGTATTCCCCCAGGGACATCCTTTTTTAATATCGTGTGTACAGTTATGCGGTGTTGGCAATGGCGAGGTTGTTCAATACCTTGAACAGACTGTCGAGAGAATTCAAGACCAGCTTTTTCATGATTACAATAATCACTTACAATTTAAACCTATACCGAGCTTATTAACCGGATGGGATTTCATATTAAATCCTGCACAATTTATTAATACATCTATTACAACAACTCCGAGTTATATTTGTGATCAAACAATTGCTGCAACGAGTAGTGGAACTGTCGACTTTGGCTTTGATGGAACAACACAAAATGCTGTATTTCTCACTACTGCAAATAACCAGGCTTGGTACATATTGCAGTATTTAACAGGAGATGAGGCTTTTAATGTAGTCTCAGCAATTGTGAGCTCAATGGTTACAGTTTATGCGCCAGGAGCCGTTGGTTGTGCTATAAATGTTTACATGTATTATTCGAATGGTGGTGGAACCATACCAACACTGCCCACGACCATTGGAACTGTCAATAGTTCGGGTGTATTTTCACTATCTGCCGCTAACTGGGCTGAAATAACACAATTTACACCAACAGGTTCATTCATGATTCCGTCCGGTAGCAGTGGTGAAATTGACATGAGATTTAATGGGTTTAATGCTAAAAAATACTATGGCACATCTTCAACAGCTAATTTTGCAATTGTAGTTACATTCGCAGCGCCCACGGCGTCAACTAATATTGATTTGCTATCAGTATCATTAAATAAGGGATACATTGCGACAAGACCAGGTGCAAAGTCTCAAAATGAGGTTTTGCGTGAATGTCAGTATTACTATGAGAAAAGCTATGAGTTGCCAACTGCTCCTGGGACGAATACAACTGTTGGGTTAAAATATGCTTACAATAATATAATTGTTGTTGATCCTACTGGTATGACACCATTAGACATAATGTGCTTAAATTCATTCCAGTTAAATTTTAAAACCGTTAAAAGAATAATTCCGCAACTAAAATTCTATTCGCCAGATGGAACATCTAGCGGCGCTAATGGTTCTGTAAGAATTGGAATATTCAGAAATGGATCTGCAATTGTAGCCGATGCTGCAAACCCACAAAATATAACTATAAACACCAACTATACATATACTTATAGCTCTACTAATGGGGTTTTTTTATTGTGTATAAAAACAAACCCATCAGCATTAACAGCATCCGCAGGACTTGCAGGAGATGAAGGGCAAGTGCTTTACCATTACACTGCTGACTGTCGCTTAGGCATCGTATAGAATAAATTAAAGGAAATTTAAGTTAAGGATGACTTATTATGAGTACAAAATTATGTATGACACGAGACATCAATGGCTATAACGCCTTTGGTCTAATACCCACGTATGATATATATGCGGGCGCACTCGCAGCTAATACCGAACAACACTTTACAGTACCCAATAATAACGAATACTGGCTTGCAATCTTCACTTTTTCCCCTGGAGCTAATATCTGGGTAAATTTCTCAGGGACTGCGACTGTTCCCGCGTCTTCAGTAGCCGCAGTTCATACAGTCCTTAATCCCGCAGGCAGGCAGGTAAAGGGTGGGAGCACTATTAGCCTTATAACCTCAGATGCTACAGTGCCATTTTTCTGTGTAGAGCTGCAAATTCTTAATAACTATGCGAGCCTTACATAAATGGGCGCGCTAAATAATGCACTGGGATTTAATCTTACTGATGACGATCCTATTGTTACTAGCCCATTCAATGTAAATGTATCTCTGGGATATATAGTTCCTCCCCCTGGAAGTTTTTATATGATTACGGAAGATGGGTTATATATGCAAACCGAAACAGGAAATAATTTAATGATCACGGAGTGATTGAACATGGCAGATATAAAATGGAGTGCATTTCCGAATGATGGTCAACTTGTAAGTGGCGATCTTATTGTAGGATTGCGTGGGGGCGTAAATGCACTGTTCACTGCAAATCCCAATGCTATTAGCTGGCAATCGACATCCTCTACAGGATTTACAGCAGCCGTAAATAATGGCTATGTACTACAAGGCGCAACAGCCGCCATCACATTGCCAACAACTGTAACAGCAGGTCAATTAGTTGGTATCCAAGGCTCTCAAGGTACCTGGACAGTAACAGTTGGCGCAGGTGGCTCTATCGTCGCCTTTGGACATGTGTATAGTTCTCTATCAAGTGCTAATAATACTGACAATTTGATTTTAATAGGAATTGCAAATAACACCTGGGGTATCGTAAGCATATCAAGTACAGGGTTAACATTTACATAATTAATAGTTACACAAAAACTTTTGGTGACGTCAATAAAGGGATTTAAATTTAGTTAGGGAGAATTATAAATGGCAACGGTCAATGACGTAGGCGTCGGCCTGTCAGGACAGACAGGTACAGGCAGTTTCGCAGGAAGCGTGTCACCATCCTTTACAACGCCAAGCCTTGGCGTAGCTACTGCTACCAGTGTAAATTTTGGCGGCAGTGCTTTGAATGCGTATGTAGGATTCACAGCGTGGACGCCTGTATTTACGTTTGCAACACCTGGAGATTTATCAGTAGCATATGGAACGCGGGTCGCATGGTATAGCCGGATTGGCAATATTGTAACTGCAAATTTCAATTTGACCTGTACTCCGACTTTTACTACTGCAACAGGTAATGCACTTATCACAGGATTGCCATTTGCAAATAATTCAAGCAGTGGGAATGTTGTGGGTTCATCACTTATTGCAACAACGGACACCTGGCCAAGTAGTTCTACTCACTCAAATTTGTATCTCGCTGCAAGTACTTCAAATTTGCAATTATATGGCACGCATTCAGGAGGTACGGGCGGATTTTTTACAGCATCTGAATTTGCAAGTACAGTATCAATCATTATTTATGCCTCTATAACATATTCAGTATAATTTTTTAATGCTAACGGAATTAGCGGAAATTAAAATTTAAATTAAACCTAAGGATGGGAAAAATGTCTATTATCAGTGTAACAACTAGTCAAGCAGGATTGACGCGCGTACTGCCAAGTCTAGCTTATATACAAACTACAGATTCAGTAGCAACAGTTACAGCTACTGGATATTTAAATAAGATTGTTTCCGAGGGTACGCAATTCTCTCTGCCATGCCTTGCAATTGTATCTACGCAAGAATCATCTTCAGCCCAACCAATTGCAGCTCCTTACCAGGTAATGCATTCAGGTACAGACTGGTCATTAGTCGATGAAGCTGGTGGTGGAGTAATATTGCCTAGTAGGCAGTATGCAGTACCGTATTTCACAAATACAACAGGCACGATAGATTCGTCAAATATAACTGCGGCTAATACAGGTCCTGTTCAATTCGGATCGTCAGGCAGTGGTAGTGCATTAATATTGTACCCATCAACTTCGGCTCGGGGTACACTCGTAATATCACCCGCGAATAACGCTGCTGATTATTCTGTATCAATTGCGAATGCGTCATTCGGACAATCTAGCACTCTCACAATTCCAGACGTTGGAAATTTTGCAGGAAATTTCATGATGGGAGCAGGCGCAACACCATTCGTGAGTGGAAACTTCCCAGTAGCTTCGGGTACTGCTGGATTGTTCGTTGACTCAGGGAAATCCGCAGCGGCTCTTCCAACATTTACTTCGCCCACGATAGCAAACCGTATTGCTACCTGGACTAACACATCTGGCAATCTCGGTGAGAATGCTGCTACAGCGATAAACGGTGGTAATATTCAGGCAGGTCTTTCAGGCACGGCGGGCGCGCTATTAGCCTTTCCTGCAACTGCTGCACGCGGCCATCTTGTCTTCTCTGCTACTGAGAATACTGGAAATACAACCACATCAATAACTAATGCTGCAATGGGTCAAACTTCACAGATTACTATTCCTGACCCTGGCGCCGGTGGTAGTGCAAACTTTGTACTAGACCATGGTGTTACAACCATGGATTCTGCAAGCCAGATAATTCTTGGTAAAGCCAATGGCACTGAAGCTGCGAATGCAGTGACTGCGAGTGGTAATGCTGGTGTGATTACTACGTCTGCCTTGACCACTGCGGGTGGCGCAAATTATGCAATCACTTGGACTAATACTAAGATATCCTCAAGTTCTGTAATTTTGCTCACTATTATGGGCGGAACAAATACGACTGAGAATATTACTCTGAAAGCGCTTGCTGGTAGTGGTACAAGTACATTAACGATTTACAATAATACTGCTGCTACGGCTCTCAACGGCACTATTCTAATCGGATATGCAGTACTCTAGTTTTTAATTTATAAAAGGGGCTGTTAAGCGTGCTTGCCGCCCCTTCTTAATCTTAATTAATAACATGATTGAGACAATCCTTAATAATATCAACTTTACACATGCTATTCTCGGCCTCCATGCTCATATGTCTTGCAATATTTACAGATAGTTTCATGAGAGTTAGTGGGGGAATCTCATCTATAGATATATCATGCAACTTCACATGGCTAACAATAGATTTATAAAAATACAAAAGCATTTGCGACATCCACATTAATAATAACGTTTCTGTCGAATCTCCCATATCAATATTAGCGATAAATGATTTCATTCTCTCCAAATCATCTGCCTCGTCAATAATTTTCTTAATATCTGCCAATGTCTTCAATTTGTTTAATCCTTGAAAATTTATCTTAACTTGTGAACTTATAGTATATAGTTAGCACCAATTTATAGCATATATTTTATACAAATAGTTAGAGCAATAATTATACCACTTTTTTCACTTACCAATTATTATCACTTGTAGTAAATTCAATTACTTAACAAATTAGGTCTGATTATTTAGATAATCAGACTTAATGTTTATTGGTGGTAATGAGATGAAAGACGCAATATCTTCTCTTTTTATAATTTTTTTATTGTTACCGTGTAATTGATGGCATTCAAAATGTTTTGATTCTGGGACATAATGTCCGTGATATATTATGTCGGAACCTATTTTTTTTAAATAATAAGTTCCACCAATATTTTTATAGACGTAATCAAAAAAATCTAAGTCCAATTTTTCTGTTGTATTCCAGAATTTCGGATCATAGATCATATCGTCTCTTGTAATCATTATTTTAATTCCCCTTATCTTCTCAACTCTTCAGCTTATTTACATCAAAAAAATGTTTAAGCATATTAATGTTTAATAGTCGATGTAGACTGTTTCATGAGAAGGATATGATTTATCAAGTACAAATATATTCTTACAGTTAGGGCATTCATATCTTTATTTTGCTGGGATTGTCATTAAAATGTCTCCTGTACTTTTAAGAACAATATCTCCGTGAGGCGTAGTAAGTTTTTCACATTCATCGCATATATAATATGTCTCAAATACTTTGACTTGTTTCTTATATTCACTCATTTTTTATTTTCCAGATAATCAGTGGCCATTTTCATACGTTGCTCAATTATTTACGAGACATCACTAATTAAACAATAAAGCCAATGCATGCACCCATTAACATTGATTCCCAGGATTCGAAATGTAAATTCATTTTATGCGCTATTAAAAAGATTATTGTTGTAATTGCGGCTGATCTCACCATGGCTTTCCAAGGACACCACAACAGAAAATCATAAAACATTCCTAATTTGGTCTTAGAAATGATCCCATGATCATCCGTAAAATCTTTAAGCAAATCGATATGAATTAGTGCATGCTTTTTACTTTTGAATCTTATTCCGCACAGACAAAAATGATTATTATTCATTCGTACTCCAATAGATGATTATCATAAAACCCCTATTATCTTATTACATGTAACACAACAAATTTCATGACCACAGGGTTCATGCTCGCAATAGTTATCAATCATTGATTGGATTTTTTCCCAAAGAATATTGTCCCACCCATGAGAATTTCTCCATATGTGGCAATACACATGATTATCTTCCATTATTTGAAACAAATCTAAAATTGATTTTAATTCGTCTTTCGTGAAGTCAGTCATCTTTTCCCAGCTTCCAAAATAGGCAGCGCACCTTCTGTCGGCACATAAACAATTTGATTTTGAGTATGCTGCAATCCTTCAACCCATAAATAACGCAGATAAGATTCATTATTTTTAAGACTCTCACCAATAATTTTATTGGCCTCAGCAACGCCCTTGGCACGCTCAACCTCTGCTTTTGCAAGCATTTTAGCTGATTCCATTTTAGCCTCAGCTTCGCGAACCGCTATTTTCTTTGTAAATTCAGCTTTGCTCAATTCAGCTTGCCCTTTCTGTGATTGTGACCAGATATGATATTTTGCGATAACCGCGTGAAATGAACACAACGTTATTATTACAAATAGTACAATAAATATACCTGTTCCGATAAGTGTAAATATTTCTTTAGTATCTTTATTCACGAAAAACCCCTCCTTCAAATCCGCAATTACTACATTCTTTGACATTACTAAATATAATCTTCCCTCTATCCCAATCATGCCTTCCATTGTTGCAATCGAATGAATCTTTTACTTTACAAACATTGTTTGGAAATGTCGGCAACCGCTTATTCAAATAAACAATGTTGTTTATAGCCTCTAAAACCCAGCAAATACCTTCTTTTTTTTCTTCTGGGAAATATTTTTCTATATCCATAAGCACGGATGTTGTAACTCCCATGATGTACAGCAAACTTTGGTTCATTGATATGATTTTATCTATTTGTTCTTTTGTTAAATCAGTCATTTTTGACCCTCTTTACATCACTCTCTATTTTATCTGCGGCATAGCGTAAACATTTTACAAATACAAGAAATGCATTCATTGAATCAAAGGATCCTGATTTAACTTGATCTGACACCCCTTCAAGTGTTGTAGATATTATACTTACTACAAATCCTAGCAACGCAGCTAAAAAAGGATCATTGAGCCGTTCAGTTTTATCTATAATATTTTTAAGAAGCTCAATCCCTTCGTTCAGGGATTCATTTTTAAAATCTGACATATTTATCATTCCTCATCATTTTCTACGCTCTCATGCTCACAATCTTTATTAAGCCAATTAGTAAATTCTTTTACAGTATGATTATCTATTTTTATTCCAGGCAAAGGAATTACTTCTTTGGCTTGTGTAGAACCCAACATATATAAACACCCACATTCTTTATGAAAATAAAAAATTCTTGCGTTTGTATTTAAAAGTGGAACTTCCAAAGATAAAAACATTTTTCAATCTCTCTTCTTGTCATTCACCACGAGCCTAATTCCACGACCAGCAATAAAACCAGCCCAGAAAAAGCAAAGAGCTGAACCAATTTGACATAAAATATAGTAATTGTTCATTGTAATCCGCGCTTCTTTGCCTCTTTGAATAAAAAAACTACTGTCATTGCAATACCAGTGGTCAAGCCCAAGCCAAATCCTGGTAGAAACCACATCCAAGATAAATGTTCCATTATTTAATCCTCATGTAATAAATTATATTTGCCGGCCATACCCCATCGTAAAATGTAGTTCCCATGAAGGCTATAGAGGTCATTCCATCTTCATGCGGAGGATGCAAACACATATATTTGTAAGTTCCATCTTCTTCGTGATAATTTGCGCGGCAAACAACTATGTAGTCATATTTGCCAGAAACTTTCTCAGCATTTTGTGCATTTGAAGTTTGATAAGAAGCAACAGCTGCAGAATTAGCCGCAGCTGATGCAGTCATGATAGCCACGGCAGCTGGACTACCCGCAGAAAATGAATTAAAAGAACAGCAAAACAATAATATAATTAAATATTTTTTCATTACTTCCCCCAAATCATTCCACATGTGGTACAAATCATAATTACGCACATTAGTATGCAAAACCATTTAGCATCATTATCATCACTGATCATTTCCCCTAAATCTCACAGGCTCGCGATCTGGATACATTGAGCGCCACGCCTCTTCACTAATCTCTACCGGCACCCCATTGCGCATCACAAAAATACCGCTCCCGCAGGATTCTTCATCCCGAATTACGTTGAAAAACCAACTTTTTTGGGATTCCATCCATTCTGCGCGACAGCCTTTGCAAACTCTAAGTGTGTAAAACTTTTGGCCGCTATCTTGAATATGCTGTTGAATAAGCTCGTGTCTGAAAGGTATTTTTAGCTCATCCATATCGTAGAAACAGGCCATCATTAGTGTGCGCCGGTCTTCATCTACTTCGTGACATCTTTGGCATGCTTCCATTGTTAATCCTCTTCCTCTACAATTTCCCAAGTGTCTTCCATTATTGCCCAGCGCTGTATGCCCCACGAATGCGAGTTGGTGTCATAATTTTTTCCATCCTCAAAGGGATTATCAAATATTCGAACAAGTGTTGGCCACTTAGGAACATTTGCATCTAACTTAAATTCTGCGGTTCCGCAAATCCAATATTCACCATCCATCATTTTTGCATGCTTTGCTTTTTTCCCTTGTCGCATTAATGGCAAAACTTCTTCAAATTTCATTTTATTTCCTTAATAGACAGAAATTTTTTGGGAATTAACTAAATATCTTGATCCATCTTTTCCTGCAAATATTTCAGCGTGTAATCGAATCCGCGGACAAGCCCTTGAAGAACTCCACGTCCAAAATCTGTTGAATCCTCAAGTTGATCAATAAACGCTTCTATTGAATGTGATTTTTTTTCATGGATGTGATCATAGATTTCTTCTATTAATTCATCTGTAGTCATTCATCTATCTCCTGAAATACTCTAGCTATCTCTAAATCAAGAGCTATGTTATTCGGTGTAAGGCATCCTTCGTCCATTAATCGTACAAGATGTACCAAAAACATATAGGCGCGTTGCACAGCTTCAGGATTCCTCGATTTAACGCTTCTCTCCATACTTTCTAAGAATTTCTTAACGTTTTTAATTTCCCTCAAAACGCCTAGGCGCATCCGTGCTAGGTCTTTCATTAGTTTATTTTTTTCTCTTTATGTTCTAATAATTTGTTATGCATCTCTCTTTTCGCTTTAACGGCATCATCCCAGTGTTCAAAAATTGTATCAAAATTATTAACATATTGATGAAATATTCTTTCTCGTTCTATTTTGTTATCCGAGAAACTTATAATTAGCCACGCTACAAAATTAGACGACGTATTAAGAAGTATGATCAATTTATCCTCATTTGTTAAACTGTATTCATTTAATGAGGAGGCCATATCTTGTAATTTTTCAAAGAATTTTTGTGAAATTTCAACTTCGTTAGAATTAATCATTTAAATTATTATCCTCAATTTTATCTCTGTAATGTTGGGGGCAGAAATAACCGTAGCAAACAAACTGGTTTTTCATTGTAGAAAGAATGGATTTTTGTTCTTCTGTCATACGCCTGCCGCATTCGTCTTTACAATTAGGGCTTGCGCAGAATGTTTTATCAAGAAATGTGATCATTTTTTCTCATATGCCGTAAAAAAATCCTTTCAGACCAACCCTGTATTAACTTTTGAATATTCTTAAATATTTTATCGTCTTTTTTTGTGCCGGTAGGTAACAAATTTGCAAGTGCCCATCCTTGAAGGTTTGCAAGTATGAATGCTGCCATTTCTAAGCCTTGTTGAGAAGTTGATTCTATATTATTGATGCCTTTAAATATCTCACATAAATTAATAAAGACTTTATGTGACTCTTTTAGCTGTGCTTCTGTAAGTTCTTGCAATGCTCTCCCCT